TTGAACGGCACAAGATGTCTCGTTCTCAGATGAGAGGACTAAAGAGAAGACCTTTCTTCCGTTCTAACGCCATTGATACAGCCATTGACATGGGTGAGTCCTACACCAAAGAGTGGTGGGAACAAGTCATGGAAGATGCAGATCAAGAAACTAAGTCTGAAAGATTTAATGTTCTTGAATTCTGGGGCTACGTTGACATTGATATCCTAAAGGATCACGAGATTGAGATCCCGAAAGAGTTGAAGGATCAAGAACAACTCGCAGTCAACATTTGGATTTGTAACGGTCAAGTTCTACGTCTTGTGATGAACCCATTTACACCTGCCATTCTTCCGTACTACGCAGTTCCCTTTGAAGTTAACCCGTACTCCCTTTTTGGTATTGGTATTGCTGAGAACATGGACGATACCCAAACATTAATGAATGGTTTTATGCGTATGAGTGTGGATAATGCTGCACTGTCCGGTAACCTCATTATTGAAGTAGACGAAACTAACCTTGTACCAGGTCAAGATATGTCTATATACCCAGGAAAAGTCTTTAGAAGACAAGGGGGTGCACCAGGACAGAGCATCTTCGGCACCAAGTTCCCCAACGTGTCTAACGAGAACATGCAGATGTTTGACAAGGCTCGTGTCCTTGCTGATGAGTCTACAGGCTTCCCCTCTTTTGCACACGGTCAGACAGGCGTCAGTGGTGTGGGTCGTACAGCCTCTGGTATCTCTATGCTTATGTCTGCTGCTAACGGATCTATTCGTACAGTAGTGAAGAACATTGATGACTATCTGCTGTCACCCTTAGGTAAAGCCTTCTTTAGCTTCAATATGCAGTTCGACTTTGATCCTGAGATCAAGGGTGACCTAGAAGTTAAGGCTGAGGGTACTCAGTCCCTGATGGCTAACGAAGTACGTAGCCAGAGACTGATGCAGTTCTTAGGTGTAGTCCAGAACCCAGCTCTTGCACCTTTTGCTAAAATGGATTATATTATCCGTGAGATTGCAAGCTCTATGGATCTTGATCCTGACAAGGTAGCAAACTCTATGACAGATGCAGCAATTCAGGCTGAGATCCTCAAGAAGTTCCAAGCAGAGAACCCACCACCCCCAGCACCTCCTCAGGCAGGCCCACAGGGCGCTCCAGCAGGGGTTCAGGTTCAGGACACCCAAGGGTCCGGTGGAGGGCAAATGGGCACAGGAACGGCTCCTACGCCTGGTGAGCCTGGTTTCTCAGCTAACACAGGACAAGGCCCAGCTCAGTAATGGATAATCTAAAACCTTTGGTGAACAATAAAGATCTCTGGGAGTCATTTCTTGCAGAGATTAATTTCAGGCTCAATGAAGTACATAGACAGATGGAACAGGCAGCTGCTGTAGAAGATCTGTATAGACTACAAGGACAAGCAGCTTGTTTAAATAAACTTAAGTACCTCAGGGAAAAAGTAAATGGTTAAAAAATCTCCTCGCCCAAAGGCAAGGCCAAAAACTCCTAAAGAGTCCAAACCGTCAGCCCCTGAAAAGTCTATACGCCCTAAAACTAGGGAACAGGTACGTGTTGAAGACGAGATGCGCCAGTTTGGAAACCTAGAGTTTCGTGCTGACATGGAAGACCAATTAAGTTGGAACCCACTAGCCAGACTTGGTTTTGAACCTGATCAGTCTGTTGTAGGTAGACCTGCGTACAATAGTCCTGATATATACGAAGGTATTAGGTACGACTACGATGCCGAACAAGAGTATATTGACGAAACTTTACCAAGGGCAGCATCTGGGGCTGAGTATAGAGATATTGTAGGTAGAGTTAAACCAGGGTCTGTCGTAGTAAATTCAAACACTGCAAAAAACCCTGTGTGGTCCCACGAGTACACTCACGGTGGTCTAGAGAAAGTAATGGAGTATCTAGCTGAAGATAGAGATTTTTTTACTGCGAAGTACGGGGAAGACACAGTTAGACTCTTAGATGAGATACGCAGTGATACTAATAGGTCCAAAGGTCCAAACGAAAAACTGACTGAAATGTTAGACGATGTTTCTAAGGATTTAGAAGTAGACTTAGAAGGCAACTTAATACCTGCTGCTGGAACTGCGTTAGGTAAAATGGACAACACTAGGACTGCCGTAGAAGACTGGGCTGCAAGCCCAACTAGCAGTAGTTGGAGATCTAGAAGAACTTTACAAGAATATCTTAAGCTGGGTAGAGTTAAAGACGAGAAGTTACATAAGTCTGACATAGAGTCTGCTTTCCCAGGATACGTAGGGATCTTTGAAGCAGCTGAGGATATGCTCGAAGCTCAAGGTGAACCTTTACCAACGGAAAAAAGAGGTTGGCTTAAGAGGACACTATCTAAAATGGGTTTTAATCAAGGCGGGAAAGTAATGAACAATCAGATGGAAATGGCTTTCATGAAGCAAGGTGGCATCAAAGACGATGGCATGAAGAGAGACCCTGTTTCTGGTAATGAGATCCCTCCTGGTTCTATGGCTAAAGAAGTCAGAGATGATATCCCTGCTATGCTGTCTGAAGGTGAGTACGTAGTCCCTGCTGATGTACTCCGTTTCTATGGAGTGAACTTCTTTGAGGATCTCCGTAACAAAGCAAAATCAGGCTTGCAAGGAATGGAACAGAATGGTAGGATAGGTGGAGAGCCACTGTCCCCTCAACAAGTACAACAGAATATGGGTCAAGCTCCTGCACCAGTACAGGCCAATCAAGGCGGTATGATGCAAGGGTTTAATCAGGCTGGTCTAGCAGGAACTCCTACCCCATCCTCTACCTTTGATCCTTCTAAGTACTCTGTAGTTGGTGGTTCTACTTTTAACAATCAGGGACAACAAGCACAACAAGACAGTGTAACAACCTTTAAAACATTTGTTAGTTCTGCAGATGGAAGTACACAGATTGTAGAGTTTGTTGATGGTAAAGTTAAGAACCCAGCAATGGAAAAGTTTACTCAACCTCCTTATTATGAGCAAGGCTCTTCTGCCCTAAAGAAAGCTCAGTCTCAAGCTCAAGCAAGCAACAAAGATGATAAGCCAGACTTCCCTGATCCAGTCAAGGGTGACGATCCTAAAGACTGGGGTGCAGAAGTAGACTGGTCCGATCCAATGGCCTACGCAAATAGTGTTATTGAAGGCCAAATGGGCAGAGGTAAAAGAAGTGTACTTCAAGGTCTCTCAGCCCTTGCTGGTCCCGTTGGTATTGCAGCAGCAGGAGTAGGTTTAGGTATTCAGGCTTTAAGTCAAGTATCTAACCTAAGAGCTGCAGCAGAGCTTGCACGTGCTCAGGGTATGGATGAACAGGCTAAGTCTATTGATTCTATGGTTTCAAAATTTATGGCTGATCAACCAGCTATTGTAGATTTCCTTGATGACATTAGAGGTGAGGGTAACAAGAATGCTCTAACCGTTATGGATCGAATGGGCCTGAGGTATACACTTAAAGACGGTAAAATTGTATACTCTGAGGAAGACAAGTCTTTTAATAAAATTAGGTCTGTGACTAAAAGAGCTGAAGATTCCATGCAAAAAACCTCTGAAGGAGCCAGTGTCTACATGCCTGGTGGAGTAGACGTTGCTCTAGGGGGTTCTGATGACGATCCTTCTTTTGTTTCAGCACAAAAAGAGTCACAGGCAAGAGCAAAGGCAGCAAAAGAGGCTATGCAGAAAGCACAGGCTGCTGGTGGTTCTTCAGACGATATTCAAGACCTTAAAGAAAAAGTTATTGATGCTGGAGGTACTTGGAATACGACAGGTAGGGCAGAAGGTGGCCTAATGGCCCCAAAGAAAAAGAAGAAAAAGAATAAATAACTACCCATAAAATAATAAGGCTACCCAGCAATACTGCTGGCCCCAACATAAGGAAAAACTATGGCTAACATGACAACAATGGAATCTCCTAAAACAGCTGGTTTTGTACAGAGGGGTTCTAACTACTCCCGTAAACAAAAGAGACTAGAACAAGAAGAAGCAGAGATTGCTCGTCTTGAGGCAGAGGCCCGTGGTGAAGAAGTTACTGAAAGTGAATCCGGTGGCGAAAGCACTGAGGACACCTCGGTACAGGCCTCTGACGATACCCAACAAGAAGAAACCCAAGAGGCATCAGAAACACAAGAAGATGACTCTAACCTGAGTGCTGAGGAGAAATCCTTTAAGAAGCGTTATGGTGACTTGCGCAGGCACATGCAGGAGAAAGAGAAAGAGTTCAACGATAAGTTAGAAGCTCTTTCCGGTACAGCAAAACGTGCTAGTATTGTTCCTCCTAAGTCTGATGAAGACATTGAGGCTTGGGCTAAAGAATACCCAGACGTAGCAGGTATTGTAGAAACAATCGCAGCTAAGAAAGCTAAAGAACTATTTAGTAAAGCTGAGTCACGTTTAACAGAATTAGATGATGCTCATAATGAAGCTCTACGGATAAAAGCTGAGAACCAGATCCGTAAGACACATGATGACTTCGATGAATTAAGATCCTCAGATAGCTTCCACGATTGGGCTGACGAACAGCCTAAGTGGGTTAAAGATGCTCTGTATGAGAACATGGATGACCCTGCGTCTGTAATTCGTGTTATTGATCTTTACAAAGTTGATAACGGTATGACACCAGCAGCCAAGAGACAATCTAAGAAGGCTGCTGCTTCTACTGTTACCAAAGGAACTCGAACCTCTATTGATGCAAAAGGGTTGCAAGGACAGATTAAAGAGTCTGATGTAGCCAAGATGTCAACAAAAGAGTTTGAGGATCGTCAGGACGAAATTACTGAAGCAATGAGAAAAGGTAAATTCGTCTACGATATGTCTGGCGGTGCCAGATAAATAGTTGACACTGGCCGTGTCTTAACTATAACTACTCGTATCTTGTATAGAGCCTCCCTCGTGGACTACCTCTATTGATACTTTTCCCTTTAAAAAGTCTAAACTATAAAGAACTACCTGTTCAAGTATAGGCCCAGTAGATATTCGGTTGGCCAACTGAGTATCTTCTGCACCCTAGAAAAGTAACAGCCTCTTTAAGGTGTTTAGCTTTTATTCAAAAAGCCAACATCATGGAGGATTTCACATGGCTTTCGCATCCGCAGGGGGTTACACCAACCTCCCCAATGGCAACTTTTCAAGTGTCATTTATTCTAAGAAAACTCAGCTGGCGTTTCGTAAGAGCACAGTTGTAGGTGATATAACCAATAGTGATTATTTTGGTGAGATCGCAAACCAAGGCGATACTGTCAAGATTATTAAAGAGCCAGAGGTGAGCGTATCTGCTTATGCACGTGGTACAACCATTGCTGCACAAGATCTTACAGATGCTGACTTCTCCTTAGTCGTTGATAAAGCTAACTATTTTGCTTTTAAAATGGACGATATCGAGGAAGCTCATTCACATGTGAATTTTATTGATCTTGCTACCAACCGTGCGGCTTTCCGCTTGGCTGACCAGCATGACCAAGAAGTTCTGGGTTACTTGGCAGGCTACAAACAGTCTGCTCTGCATGGTAACGCAGACACAGTGAATGACACTGTAAACGGCACCAAAGCAGACACAACTGCTGGTACTGACGAACTCTTGGCTGTCAATAAACTGTCACGCCCAGACTTCGGCAATATTGCAACCCCTGGTACAGCTGGTGACTCAATTCCAGTTGCTGCTCGTTTGCCAGGTGCAACAGCACTTCCAACAGCATACGTCTCTCCAACAATGTTGATTGCACGTATGGGTCGTTTGCTTGACCAGAAGTCTGTTGACAAAGACGGTAGATGGGTCGTAATTGACCCGGTATTGATGGAAATCTTGATGGACGAAGATTCACGTTTCTTGAATTCTGACTTCGGTGATTCAGGTGCCCTTCGTAACGGTCTGGTTATCAACAATTGGAATGGCTTCCGTGTCTATGTATCCAACAACTTGCCTTCTATCGGCACTGGTGCAGATACAACAGACGTAACAGCCCAAAGCACTAATTTCGGTGCTATCGTAGCTGGTCATGACTCCGCAGTTGCTACTGCTGAGCAGATCAACAAAACAGAAACATACCGTGACCCAGACAGCTTTGCTGACATTGTTCGTGGTATGCATCTATATGGGCGCAAGATTCTGCGTCCAGAAGCACTGGTTACAGCTAGATATAACCTAGCCTAAACCTACCTAATCTGTTGGGCTGGTCTCGTCAAGGGGCTGGCCCTTCAGCTTACCTATTTTTAGGATACAGACATGACAACCTATGTTTCTTTAGTTAATGAATTGCTTCGCAGACTAAACGAAGTCACCTTAGATACTGAGGGTGATGGTTTTGACACTGCACGTAACGTACAAGCTCTTGCTAAAGACTCTATCAATAACTCTATCAGGAGTATACTTCAGACAGGCCAAGAGTGGCCCTTTCTCCGAGTTACTTACACACAGACTTTAACAGCAGGTGTGAACACGTATTCCTTTCCTTCTAATTATTCTAGTGCTGACTGGGAAACTTTTTATCTTAAGAAGTCCACCGCACTAAACAACTCTCCTAGTTTTTTACCAACTATCCCGTATGACGAATACATCCAGAAGTATCGTGAGTCGGATGATACCAGCAACTCTGCAGGTTCAGCAGCACCTAACGTAGTGTTTCAAACAAACCAAGAAAAGTTTGGTGTATCTCCTATCCCTGACGCAGCTTATGAAGTTGAGTATTCTTATTGGTCTTTCCCAGCTGATTTGACGTTGTATGACGATATATCAGTTATCCCAAACAGATTTAAGAGTGTTATCATTGACGGTGCTATGATGTACATGATGCGGTTCAGATCAAATGAGCAGAGTGCATCCATCCATCAACAGAACTTTCAAGACGGTATCAAGACAATGCGTAGGGTTCTTATAGACGAACACCTTCAAATACGTTCTACTGTTGTAGTAGGTGGTTCTGGTTCTAGTGTTACCCTTGGAAGGGTTCTTTAATGCCAGACAATTTAGGTTCATTTAAGATATTTGCTGAAGGGGGTCTTAACACCAACAGAGATGTTTTGTCTCAAGGTGAAAGACAACCAGGATCAGCTACTCTACTCGTAAACTATGAACCTTCGGTTACAGGCGGTTACAGGCGTATAAGTGGTTTTAGGAACGACTACGGTACTGTCCCAGGTACTGGCTCTGTTCTAGGTGTAGTGGTTGCAGATGGCATCAATGACGGAATACTAGCAGCTAGAACACCTACTTCAGGTAATAACTACTTACACCATTGGGATGAAGATGCTGAGTCTTGGACAGAAGTAACTACCTCTGGTTCCCCTACAATGGTAGGTGTAAGTAAGGTAAGGTTCCTTAGGTACAACTGGTCAGGTCCAAAAGTTATTCTAACAGATGGTATAAATCCAGCAGCCACATACGATGGAACAACTTACACTCAAATCACAGACAGTAATGCTCCTAACAGCCCTAGATTTTCTGCTTCTTTCTCTAAGCACATGTTTCTAGCAGGAGACCCTACTGACAGTTACAATCTTTACTTTAGTGCTCCTCTTAACGAAACAGACTACGATCCAGCAAATGGTGCAGGTGTTATTAACGTAGGCTTTCCTATCGTACAGATTAAAGCCTTTCGTGATCAACTCTACGTTTTTGGTACGACTAACATTAAAAGATTAGAAGGTAACAATACATCTGACTTTAACCTCAGAGAGGTTACTGATGATCTTGGTTGTCTTGCTTCAGACAGTGTTGTTGAGTTAGCAGGTGACCTCTTGTTTATTTCTCAGGATGGTCTAAGGCCTATCTCTGGAACAAACAAAATCGGTGATGTAAACTTAGAAACAGTATCTAACAGTATTCAGTCCATCTTTACAGATGTTATCTTTGAGGTTGACTTAGAAGGTCTGTCTAGTGTACTTTTACATAAGAAATCTCAGGTACGATTTTTCTTCTCTGCATCTGACACACAAGGTGTCTTGGCAGGTCTTAGACAAAATAATCAAAGTGGTGGCTTAGGTTTTGAGTTCTCTCAACTACTTGGTATTTCAGCTACTTGTGCAGACAGTGGTTACATAGGTCAGTATGAGTACGTTATCCACGGATCAAGTGATGGTAAGGTTCACAGGCAGGAGCAAGGTTCAAACTTTGATGGTTCTGACATATTTAGTGTGTACCAGACACCTTTCTTACACATGCAAGATCCAGAGCAAAGAAAGATATTCTATACTGTTTCTTCTTACTTAAGATCAGAAGGTGATAACAATATAGTTTTATCTGTCCTCTACGACTACGAGGATTTTGACACACTAAGTCCAACAAACTTTAACTTAGTTACGAAGAATGCTGCAGCTTACTACAATGAGGCTCTGTACGACAGTACAGCTGTTTTTGATGGTAATCCTGCGCCAGTTAAAAGAACAAACATTTCGGGTTCAGGGAAATCAGTAGCTTTTAAATATGTTACTAACGACTCTAATGCTTCACATAGTATTCAAGGAATAGTTGTGACATTTGGGGTAGGAGATAGGTTATAAAATGGCAGGTTATTGTAGACAGAGTGACGGGGACATCATCCCAAGTGCAGTAGTTAAAGCTGCGCCACTTAATAAAGAATTTAATTGTGTCAGAGATTCTTTTAACAAAGACACAGGACACAAACACGATGGTACTTCAACAGAAGGTGCCTTCGTACCTCTGATATCAGATCCTGATAAAAACAACTATGTTTGTATTGATACGTCAAACAACAGAGTTAGTTTCTTTACGGAAGTATCCTCCAGTCCAGTAGAGCAAGTACGTGTTCAAGATGGGGCCATTGTCCCTGTGACTGACGGTGACATTGACCTAGGTGTGACATCCACCAACAGGTTTAAACACTTGTACCTGTCTGGTAACGCAACAGTCGGTGGTATACTTACTACAACGGGTAATACGACTTTCAGTGGTACACTAGGTGTTACAGGTGTAGCTACTTTCTCCGATACTGTTACTGTTCCTAATATTACAGCCACAGGGACAGCTACTCTAGCCACGGCAACAATAAGTGGAGGAACAATTGATAGCACTGTTATTGGTGCCACCACTCCTG